ATTCTAACTCTTCTAATATAAAATTTTGCATATGCTGGGTGAATACCAGGAGTAACACCAGCTAGTAAGCTTAGTGTTCCACTTGGTTTTACTGTAGTTAGTTTAATTGATTCATTAATTCCATTATTTTTTGACCAGGTCTTGTCAAACTCTTTTAAGTTTTTATAACAGTCGTCAACCCATGACAGTTGCTCCTCAGTAGCCTGTAACCATCCAGTAACACCTTGGCCTAATCTTCTGTTTCTTTCTATAACGTCTTGACTCTTTTTGTAGGGATATGCTAATTTTGTTATTGCTTTTTGCGTTTTATATAGAAGTGTACTTATGTCAAGTAGTTCTTCTTTAGAAGAAATATTTGGAAGAAATATTTCAGCTAGATTACATGGTTCTCCATCTTCTAAGCCAATCTCACCACATGGATTTGTTCCTATTACTCGTGAATCATTAATCTTTTCACCTAGTCGACCGTTCTTTCTTATTAGATTTCTATTGATAAGACCATATGGTTCTCCTGAACCATCGTAACCTTTCCAAAACTCGTCAATTATTTCCTCATAGGCGTCTGCGTATACTGAGTTGTTAGAGTTAGCTCTCCAAGCAGGAATGTCACCCTTGCCCCAATTTTTAGCTCGTAAGAACAAGAAGTCATCTGGGTCACCAATAGCTATTTGAGCAGAACGTCTAGCAGATCCAGCTACAACTATCTTTCCAATTATATTGGCTATGTCTAGGGCGTCGATTGACCTAATCTTTTTGCCAACCCTAGAATCTAGAATGTCGCATATGTTCTTAATACCTTCTATCAGTACTTCTGGACCGGAAGCTGTTCCTCCAAAAGTTTTCAATGGTGCACCAAAACCTCTAATTAAAATTGTACTATAAGAGAAAGATTCTCCCGTTTCAAAATAGCTATTTAAAACTTTGCCAAGCAGTGAGGACCAGCCTTTTCTTGAATCAGGTACGATAAAGTCGGCGTCATTTGCTTTTATGTGTTCAATTTTATTTACATATTTTACTTTTGGAAAATCATGAACATTTGCTCTTTCGACAGTGAAACCTACCCCACCACCAACCATAAGGTGATCCATTAAAAATTGAAAATCATCTACTTTTGATATTGTTGTCATCCAACAATTGACCAATGATACTCCACTCATTTTCTCCACTAATGGAGTACCTAGCTGCCAGAGACATCTCCCTGCAAAGATTCCTTTTAAGTTAAAGATATAATCAAATAATCTTTCCGCTTCAGCTTCGGTATATCCAGCGCCTATATCCTGTGCGCCATTAATACAGCGAGCTACTGTCTCATGCCAGTACTCTTTTCTACCCAATTCTTCAATGTCTCTAGAGTAAGTTCTTCTATAAACAATTTCACCCAATCCATTAAATCCCCAAGGTGCAAGCTTATTGGCGTAAGATGTGACGAATTCGTGAGAAAGAATTTTAGTTTTCATTTTTAGCTCCTGTAGTTTGTTCTATTAGTTTAATATGCTTAGAATTAATTTTATTTATTTCTGATAGTTTGATTTTTTCTATTTGATCAAAACTATATATTTTATGTATTTCTTTTTCAAAGAAGTATCCACTTCTCCAATTGAATACTTTATCTATATTTAGTTTGTAATTTACAAAAACATTGCAAATAACAGCACCACCATACACCTTAACAAGGTTAGATAATTTTTCTTTAATATCATTATTTATAACTTGCTCACTACCGTAATCGTCAGCGCATTTTTCGTATAACCAATTAAATGCTTGACGTGTCATGGGAAATAAGTCCACCCTATCTATAACTCCCATTTTAATTAACTTATTTCTTTTTTCAATTATTTTAATATCTTCTTTTAAAACATCTATAAAAAGATCAAACCAATCATGTTGATTAAATTGTCTCCACCCAGTACACCAAAACAATAAATTACTTGCAGGATCTGGAATAGGGGTTTTCTCACTATATGGAAGCAGGACTGCGCATGCGACGGCTTTTTTTAAATGCTCTTTAGCGATTTGCTCATCTTTATATTTAGAAATTGAATTCTTCCATAAAGCTGTTATGTGTTCAGTCCAGTCTATATCGGCAACATACAGTTTTAGATATTTTTGTGCAAGATCCATCGGAAGAGATCTATCTTGTGCTACTTTTTTCAACTCATCTAAAGACATCCAAAATCCTTTATAACTGTAGATAAAATCATTAAAAGGTATAAACTTGCCCAGAGAAGAAGATAGCCCCGCCGAATGGCGGGGCCTCTCCCACTTCACTGGTTGCGGTATAGTATACCACAATTGTGTCGAATTACTTCAGCGTAGCTGCGCTATCTGCGTCACCAATCTTTGTTGCAACAAAACCTTTGATTACGCTAATGCCCGCTGCAACAGCAGCAGTGGCTGCGGACTTCAGTTCATCAACTCCACCAACAGTATACACTGCAATGAAAGCTTGAGCTGCTGTCCAAATTGCTCTTTCAATAATATCTTTATGTAATTTAGTCATCTAGCAATCCTTTTCTATATCAAATTTTTTCTAATTAGCTTCTCTATAAGAAGATGAAAAGTTAAACCTAGCCACACTCCTGTGAAAATACTACCTGTTATTTTTTTTTCAGTTAATCTCCAAAATGATCTTGTTAATGTTTCGATCTTTTTGGACTTTATTGCATATATATCGTATGCAATAATCGCCAATGCAAGACCGCCCCAGGCAACAGTGCCACTTTTCTTTTCCTGCTTATCGAGAATAAGAGGGGCGGCTAACGCATCAGAGAGCTTGAGCCGAAGGTACTCCGTACCATTCTTGGACTTTTTCACGACCATAATCTCCAGTTGTATTTGCTTGACCATAACCACTAGTAAATACTACAGTACTAGTTACGCCCTGAAATTCAGCGGGCTTAAACACACCAAATGATGATGGTGCTCCACCGGCTTCGGTTCTGGGACCATGTCCTGTGTTAGCAAATACGTTAGCTGATGTAACACCGTCAAAGATATAATTATTGTAGAGTGAGTATTCTGTATCAGCTCTTGATGCATGACCGAAATCAGCAGGAAATGCCTTAGCGCCAGTGATGCCCTTGTACTCTAGTGGCTTAAATCTAGCTCCATCATAGGTTGCGCTACCATCGGGGAAAGTCCCTGAAAGAGGGTGAACATACAATGTAGTTCCATTAAAGACCTGAGAAAGGAATCTATTGCCTGGGAATTCACCGGTACCAGGAGCAAAGTGATTATCTGGAGCACCGTCTAAAACATGGCTGGTGCTGTATAGTGGATAGAAGGAATATGTGCCAGTACCTTTGGCTTTTCCTGTCATTGATGTGTATGGGTTGACCATACCAGCAGTGGTTCTACCCTTTAATACTGGTCTTGGTCCTACGTAAAAAGTGGCCATTTTTTTTCTCCTTATAAGAATTGGATATTATAATAGTAATTTTAGTTTAAAGATTTTTAACTACTCATATTGAATTATTAAATCACTTAATACTGGAGCAGTTTTATCATCTAGCATGTTTAATGTTACCTCTATCCAAACATAATTAGATCCACCAGGATTGCTGGAGAGAGCGTATCCGTCACCATCTGGATATATAACTCGATAACTAAATGCTGTAGAAATTAGACTTTGTGGTACGTTGTATATTTTTGGTGTTACATTTGTCACGTCATATATTATACTTCCGTCTGGAGGAGTATATTTAATTATCATTTTACCGGAAGTCAAATACTTATCATATCTAATGTCTAAATCAGATAAACCATAAGTATAAATATATTTACCTAATTCGGTAAAATAATTTCTCTGCCTTAAAGCTATTCTTATGGCAGTTATATCTAGCTCTGGAAAAGCAAACGCTACGGGACCAGAATTTAGAATATAATCAGAACCAGTAGTGGTCCATCCACCTGGTGCAACTTTCCCAACGGCATCAGATTCACCATTATAGTATGATCGATAATTTAATGGAATCCAGCCATCTTTTTCTGATAACGTAGGGTTTGGCTTTTGGGTAAATTCAATAGATGTAATATCAGAACCAAAAGATGGATATGGATTTATTTTGATCATATTAGCTCTTGAAGACCCTGATATCTCAGGAGCTACATTTGCATACAGATATAGGCCAGCTCCGCCTAATCCAGTAGATTCAGTTATTACATTTCTTTTCCAAATTTTATCAGGAGAGTCTAGTATACAGTTGTGTATAGGCGTTGTGTCTATTATTGCTCCAGCACTATCTACAGATACAGCTGTTGGTTGGACGGCAAATTTTATATAATCACTAATTACTTGACCGCTACCAGGACTGCCTATTTTTAATTTTGAATATGAACCACTATTAATCTTTGGCAGTGTTATTACATTATATGTTGGATCAAATGATAGTAACTCGGTTGACAAAATTGCGTATTCTGTACCGGCAAAAGTCGCATAGTCCAATTGATTAAATGAATGTATGGAAATACTATTTGAAACTGCTTCTAAGGCACTTATCCTATCGCTTAGGTCCTGTATCGCCAAGGATAGAAATCTTTGATCTTTAATAACTCTTTCAAAAGTCTGCTTCAGTTTAACGTCTAAACTATTAGATTTATTATATAGATAAACTAAATCTTTATAGTTTTCTTCAATTCTTGCATTATAATCTGAGCTATTAACTGCACCATTGTATTGATAGTCTCGCTTTTTTGTATTAATTATTTCTGTCATTTTACATTTCGCTCTCTAGTCGAGTAACTTTATTAAATAATCTAGCTAGTTTTGCACCCAACTTATTAGTAACATCGATGCTTAAAACTTGCGTATTAGGAAGCTCTACATCTGGGTCTTTAAATCCAAAAGTAGAAAGGTTTACGCCAGTAATTGAATAACTTAATCCATCATTTAACTTTACGGAATCAGTAATATCAGTAATATCGCCAATCAAATATGTTAAATTATCAATTACTGTTAGATCAATTTCATCTAATTCCTTAGAAATTCTACTTATATCTAATTTTAAAAGATTACTTTCCACATTCTCTTGCTGACTAGATCTAGGACTTTTATACTTTACTCTTTCTATATTGAAGAGTGGTTCCCTAATTCTTGTAGCGTTCGTTTGATTTGTATATATTTTCGGCATGTTATCCTCAGTTGTCTATATGCTTAAACTTTATTCTTACAGAGTCAATTACTGGCGTTTGTAATGGGTTATTGTATCTTCTTAGATCAATTCTATATCTAATAGAATTATATAATTGATTATTATTTGAATAATATCTAATTAAAGATCTATTAGATATTTCTTTTGAAGAAATAATTTCTCTTCTTGTATAAAAATTGTCTATTGTAAATACGTTGTCATTTTCTGTAATTTTATTTCTAAAATCAATTGGATCAAGATATCTATAATAGTCTAGATATATAGTTCCATAATCATTTAACGATGCGCCAGCAGTGATGTTGAAATTAATAGGTCCAGTAATACTTTTGTCGTAAGTAATAATAACATTGTTATCTCCAGTTAATAGATCCCACTCCGCAAACGTGGATGCAGTTCCAGCTGGCAAATCTGCTATCAGGATTCCATTTAAATAAATTCCAAGATTAAATCCATCAGAGCTTTTTACTACATTGTGATTAACTTTTATTGATTCATCACAATATAAGTTAAACTTTATAATTCCATTAATAACACCTGAATTATTAATAGATATTTGACTACTTTGATTTAAAAGCGTAGCATTATATACATCGCCTGGAGTATTGATTTTTATTTTATTATTCCATGTATCAAGAGATTTATAATATGAAGTTTGAGATCCATTTCTTGTATCTGCTATTGGAAGCGTATACCAGTGTCGCATATTATTTACATCTGATAATATATATGGATTAATTAATTTTTCATCTGATTTTAACGCACATACTCTGTAAACAGTTTTATTTGAGTTCGGTAATATAGATGGATTTTTTTCATTTATATTTGGCGAAGTTGTATTTTTTGGAATTAATTGAAAATCATCTCCAATAAAATTACTTATATATTTTTTGTAAAAATTTGAACTTAAAAAATTAACTGGTATATCTTTTCCTCTGCTATTTAATGCAGTTGGCTCAATTTGTATCCAATTATAATCGGTAATGTTACCATAATCTACAGTATGTTGACATACATAATATTTTGCTTCAGTTCCAGGTGGTAACTGTGCTTTAGATTCCAGTGCCACTGCGGCTACAAAAAGGTTTGAATTATCTGATGTTGGAATAGATATTGGATTGGATACTATGGTTGCATTTGTTTCATGATACTCTGCGCCAATTGACATTTCTCTAATTCCAAAAGAGTATGCATATGGGGATTGGGATCCCGCTACTACTGTATCATGTTCAACTTTTACAAAAGTTAAAGAAATTTTATTATATGCTCCTGTTGGTATCGCAAACGAAAACTGATTATACTCGGCGTTTGGTTCTTGCGTATCCATATGCTCTGGTATTTGAATATTTGCTGGAGTACAAGTTATATGAGTTGTTGTTGGAGTTATAGTTAATAATTTTCCTGCGACCCTAGAAATACTAAAAGTATTTGGAATCGGTATATCTACCTGTAGGCTAACAATGGAAGGAGTTTGAGTTAAGTGACCAATTGACCAATATGTATCATTTAGTCCATCAAAAACATTATCAAAATTAACTGCCCTTTGACTAGAGGATACTGTATTTCCATTAACTATTATTGAGTATGTTACATTTAATGTTTGTATATTATCTACAGTTAGGGCGTTTGATAGATTTGAAGTAATCTTTGGTATTTTTACTTGACCTTTTTCAATATCAATAAAGGCGTTTGTTAATGCTAGAT